ATTCAGCCCAAGCCGCCTGTCTTTCCTCGGTGTCCTTGATTTGAATAATCTCTTCTCTTGTTTTTGCACTACCGCCTGTATTTGCCGGCGGCGTTGATGTGTGCGCTCCCTCGGTTTTTGTCGTGGATATCAAGCCTGCATAATCGCCTTTAACAAGCTCATCAAGGCTTGCTGTGTCCTTGATATTGCCCTTTTCGTCAAGCTCAATTCCGTCAAGCTCTGACTTAATGCCGCGCATGGCGATTGCCTGATTTTTACCCACGATGTTATTTTTCTCGAAGTACGCTTTGAGCGCGGTTTCTTTCGCTGCTCTTGTTTCTTTTGCGGTTATATCAGACTTGTATTGCTCATACTCTGCCTTTAAGGCGTCGTAGCTTTTCTGCAAGTCTTCTTTGCCGCTGTTTGCCGCCTTAAGATTATTGAATTCCTTTTCAATCTCCTTAAGCCTCGCATTTTCGTCTCTCAGATTTTTGTTTTCTGTCGTAAGTCCGGATAGTGAATCCGAATTACCTTTCACAATGGCTGATACCTGTTCTTTTGTCAGTCCCATTGCTTCTAAGAATTCGCGTGATAATGACATTTCCTTTAGTCACTCCTTGATTTAGTTTCTTTAAAATCAAATTTATATTAAACCTTGCGGTTTAATAATCATTTATTATTAAAATCCTCCGCGCCTTGCGCTATGTACATACTCAAAATATCCTTAAATTCTTGTATATGTTCCGTGAACGCAGGGCGTAAAAACGGCTTTGCTTTTACAAATGGTGCAACGAGCCGCTTTCCGAGTTTCGGCACATACTGACCGACGTTTTGACGGTGACCCATCTCGACATAGGGCGCGTAATAAACGTTTGTGCCGACATATACCCGTAGATCATCATTTTTAGATTTCGGCACGACGTGTGCAATGCTGTTTCTTAATAGCCCTGTATCGACCGAGCCGTTATTCGTGATATTAGTCCGCGTGTAGTTTTCGATTTGTATTCCACAAGCTTCAAGCCCTTGCAACGCGCCGCTATTAATCGCGTTTTCTGCAACATTTAAATTAATATTAAGGGTAATAGCGTTTTTTCCGCTCATTGCCGATATCACTCACTTTCCACTTTTCGCGCGCCGCTTTTTTGATTTCTTTATCCTCGGAGTGTAGGTCGAGCCAATCTTGATAGGTCATATCCTCGCCGCCGATGTAATCTCTTGAAAGTCCTGCATATTTGCCCGTAAAGTCGGAAAGCAAGTCTATCTTTTGAGTTTTTTTGACGTGCTGATTCATGGTGCAACGGCAGTTCCACACTTCTTCCGGTTCTCCGTTTTCGTCTCCCGGATACATTAAACCGTTTGAGAACTCTTCGTCCATCGGTCTTTCCTCGCCATGTAACCGCGCGTGTGAATCTCTTGTTCTGCTGTCAAGTGTTGCGACCCACGTTTTGTAGTCAAACTCGATGCCCATTTTTTCAGCTCGTTTATATGCCTGATATCTGCCGCCATTCTGTGCGCTCGTGACCATTGTCCGCGCGGTTCGCATTGCTGCAACGTTTAACTTATGCTCTAATGCTTCGGCAGTATGTACGCCAAAATACTCGGCTGTTGCCTTTTCGGCGACCTCAGGGCGCAGACGTTTCGCAAGTTTGTATATATCTTCACCCTGTAAGACCGTTTGAAGCACGGAAGAAGTTAGAACTTGCTTATTATATAGCATATCTTTTGTCACTCGAACGCCCGGACGCGGTAATAAATTAGGTTTATCTTTTATCAGCCGTTCAACCGTATAACGGTTATACAACGCGTAAGATGTGTTTATTCTCGACTGCCGCTCAATGTCAAATGTGGCGTAGTTGTGGTTTATCGCGTAAACCTCGGGCAAATAGCCTGATATCGTCGACATTGCGATTTCATTAGAATGCGTCATGTCTGCCGCCAGCTGATCGCGCATATCAATCCAACGTTGACCAATCAACACTTGACCTTTGTACCAATCGGAATACTCTTTAGGTGTGATCTTGTCCTCACGCAGTTCTTTGAGCTTGATTTTATTTTTTACGCCAAACCGTCGCTGATAATCAATCAGCTTTTCCTGCATTTCCTCGGCAGCTTGTCTATATTCGCGCTCGATTTCAAGTTGCAGTTCAAATAATAATTCTTCGGTTTCTTCGTAGGCTTCGTCCATGTCCACCACTCTGCTTTTTTTGTATTGCGATTCAAAAAACTCGTTTTGTAATTTTAGTAATAGTTTTTGTATTTTTCGATAATCTCTTTTGCACTCGGATTTTTTAATGCAAATTGATAAGCACCTTGATACCAACTTTTCGTAGCCTGATTTTTTACCATGAAATTCACAACATCAGACCAGTTTTTAGCATTACCGCCGCGTTTATTAACGGCAGAAATCCCACTTTCAACAAGTTCCTTTCGTTTGTCTCCAGTGGCGCTCTCATATCTGCGCTGCCATGTCTCCGCTTCGCTTAATATCGCCTTCTTTAGTAGGCTTTGCGCGAATTTTATTTGCGCCTCCGAACCTTCAATTTTTGGGAGTTTAATGTTTAAAGACACACTTCCGATATTTTGTTTAACAGCTCCACCGCCACCTTTAGAGCCACTCGAGCCGCCTCTACCGCCCATCTATTTTAGCCTCCTTGAATTTCTCTTGAAACGCTTTAACCCTGATTATATTTCCATAACATTCTTTCGGTATTGTACCGTAAAATAGAACCTTTTCGGGTTCAAGCCTTTTTATCATCTCGTTGTAACCGTTTAAAAATAATTCTTTCGCTGTTTTGTTGTTCTGCGTTCCGACACTTGAAACGGCTACTGTGCCGCCGACAGGCTCTCCGTCAAAGCACCACTCAAAACTGCTTTCATCACTCCAACAAATTGTTGGTATAACTTCAATTCCGTGCATTTGCCAGTAAGCCGCTAACCAATGTTTTCTGTAATGATTGTAAATTTGTATTGCTTTCGGGAAGTCTGTATACAGCGAGAAATCAGGCGAGCAGACACAATCAAATTGCGAAAGCAAATTAATATAATCATCAGGTCTGTTCCACAAACGCGAAAATTGATAGTCATCTACAAAAAAGTGCAGGCAATTTTCTTTCTTATTTTTACAAGTTTTGGCATAATTAAAGCCTATAAACTTTTCAGGTTTTGCTTCATTTTTGTAAATAACAGGTATGTCATATTCACCAGCACCCATAAAATTAAATCGTGTTAGATTTTCATAGGCGCTTCGTTGCTTATACATTGCCATTTACTCGCCCTCTGCGCCGCTCTGAGCGGCGTTTTCTTCATCAGATGTAACTTTACTCTTGCGAGCATTTGAAAGCGTGTCAAGGCTCTCAGCGTTCATCTGTGATATGATTTCGTCTGCCTGATCTCCGTCGCCGAGATATGTTAATATCTTTTTTGTAACATATTCAGGTGTTAAATAAGCCGCACCCATGACAAGATTTTGAATTTCCTCGCCAACATTGACCATTTTTGACCTTGTAAACGTCGCGTTATCTTCAATGCCAGCAATGTCTAAAATTCCTGCGATAAAATCACGAACGCAATACTCCCATTCGTCGCACTTCTTATCAAGTAGATCATAAGCTGTTGTTATCTGAGCAGTAACTACCGCGCCGCTTTTAATCTCGTCAAGATTCAACGCTTTCGCGTCGATGTATAAATCTTGTTTAATGCGGTTTAACAACGTTTCCCTCGATTCAAATGGTGCTTGAATCGAATTAGGCGTTGCTTGCACTTCATCATCAACCGCCACTGCGTGGAACTTTTTTAATTTTCGGATAAAATCCTCGAGAGCAAGTTCATCATTTTGCATCGCTCCGGCGTTTTGTAGCGTCCAGTATATATATGAAGCTTCATCAATGGTATTGCAAAACTCTGACTTGATTAAATCGTAGCAGTCTATTCCTTCTCTTATTCCAATAAGTGAGCTTTGGTGTTCTTGATTTCCCCAGAATGGAACTATTGGGAATGTCGGATAATTCTCGAAATCGTAAATTTCCGAGCCGCCAATGTCGGCAGTACGGATTTTTTGCTTGTATGCCCTTTTCGGCTCTTTGACTTTGCCTTCTCCGTCTTTCCAAATATACTCAGTAAAGCCGTCAAGCTCGTACAGCGTCGCTCTCAGCGGTTTATTTGTGTCTATTTGCCAAAACCTTATGCCTGCTTTTAGCGCGCCGTCTTCTTCATCATAAAGCGGAACAAGCTCAGTAACGGCGAACACCTCAACATGGTCGTTATTAAAAAATCCAAAAGAAACGCCATCAATAAGAGCGCGTTTTCCAAGCTTTTGAAGCTGCGTGTCAAACGGTCTGCGTTTGTCGCCGAGTTTGCTTGCAGTCTCCTTGTTCTCCCATGTCACACCGTTACCGAGCATATATTGATTTTCTTGCACTACAAACAAGTTGAAGTAATTGCATGGAATTTTGTAATTCGCTGACCATTCGTCAATGACCTTTTCGCCCGTCACCTTCGTCAAAAACTTTTGGTACTGCGTTATAGTCACATTTCGGTGTCTGTTGTATTCCTCGGCAATAATTGCCGTCGTGTAAAGCTCCGAGGTCTTATGTGTTTTTATGGCTTTATCGATAAATTCAATTTTTGCCGCGTCAGTTTTGCCGACTTCAAGTAAATCCTGATATGTAATCATAGTTTCCTCAATCCGTTAAACCGATGTATTCATCGTCGCTGCTCTTCGCCGCGCTCTCAATTCGCTCACGGTATGTCAGTATTTCGTTATGGTCAGCCGCCGCAAGTTTTTGAAGTTCATCATCATCTTTGCAAAAACAATCAGCTACCAACGCTTTTTCGCTTGCGTATTTAGCGAGTAACTCATAACACAGTTTTTTTAATTCATTCATGGTTAAAAACCCCTATATATAGTTTTCGGTCTTGCAATGTAGTTTGTCCGAACGAAATAACGCGTTTCGTCCATCGCATGATCGTTTATCTTTACAGGTCTGTCTTCTCCTGCGTCTTCTTCCCATGTGTAGCCGCGCACTTCCTTAATCCACGCTTTACAGCGCGGGTCGATTTTAATTAAACCTTTCTCAATCGCCGTAGCCGTGTCGCGTATACCGTCTAAAACCTCGTTCTTCGCTTTCCTGACATTTGCCCACGGTTTCCGCTTTAACAGCGTTATAAACGACTTCGCCGACGGGTCAATTATTACATCAATTCTCAACCCATTGGGTACGTGTCTATTGACGAAATCGTCAAGATCGCGCCCGTAATCCTCATCAGTTTTCTGTACGCCTTTGTCACGTCCTGAATAATAATACTCGTCTACTCTATACCATGTGTCCTCATGCAGCTCCCAATAGCCGCAAGAAAACGCATTCATAGTACCGTAATCGATCGATAAACAACGCTTCTTTACGGGAGTTTGCGGCACGTCTGCTATCGCCTGTTCCCATAACGGATATACAAGTCCCTCGGCAATGCACCGCTCTCCGAGGATATCGCGCCTATACCATATCGAGCCTTTAACATACTGACTTTCAATTTCTGCCCTTCTTTGTTCTGAAATCGAAAGATTATCAGCAATTGTAAAGTGCTGATACTGATACCCCCCGATATAGTTTGTAAGGTATTTATCTATGTAATTTTCATAAATTGAATGCCCAGGATTGCACGGGTTCAAGTCCCACAACACAAGCGGATTTATAGCCGCGACCTGTCGTCCAAAAGCAACCTTTATAAAACTGCTCCGGCTGTCTGTGCTGTCGTAGTGCTCGTTTATCTCCGTCGCTATCCATAAGCCGTAGGAATTACCGAGTATGCGTTTATAGCTGTCTGCTTTCGCGCCGCCTGCGAATATTACTATCTTTTCGCCCGTGTTTGAGTTAATATAAAGTGCTTCATTGTCTTTATACTTTCCCCATTTACAACGCCCTCTAAAGAGGTTTTCCAGTCCGTACCCGTTGCACGCGCCAATGTTTAGCTTTGCATTGCCTATCGTTGAGCCGCTTGCAAGATGTATTTTATCCTTGCACTGATCGAGATAGGCAGCGGCAATAATACAATGATCGATTGTTTTACCCGATCTAATCGCGCCCTCTGCAACGTTCATCTTGTTTTTTAGCGCGTTCTGTATATACCTTTTGTGCTTGTCGCTAAAAGCTTTCCAGTCAATTGTCTGTGTTCTCATCGTCTATTTTCAGCATTTCTGCAAGCGGTGACAAGTCTTCAACATTCGTTACCACCTGCTCAATCTTGTCACTTTGCCCGAGGTAGTTTTTCCCGAGAAATATCGCCATTGCGGCGGATTTTTCAGCAAGTTTGAACTGGTATCTTCTAAGACTGATTTTGCCCGCTGCCGAGTACCTTTTAAATACTTCCGCAAAATTTGCCTTGTATTCTCTTTTACACCATCTTTCAATCGTGTCCGGTGAGCAGTTAAAAAAGCCTGCGATTTCGTCAAGTGTGCAGAGCAGTCCGCATAGCTTTTCAAAGCTGGTTTTGTCTATGTCTTTTCTCGGTCTGCCTGCTGTCACCTAATCACCTCAATTTACCTTTACTGCCGTTTCCCCCGTGAAGTTTTCCCATCTATCGATGATTACATCAACATATTTCGGTTCGTATTCCATGATATAGCACCGCCTATGCAACTGTTCACACGCTATCAATGTACTCCCTGACCCGCCAAACAAATCCAAAACAATATCGTCTTTATCTGATGAATAAATCAACGCCTTGGACGCAAGCTTGATTGGTTTTTGCGTCGGATGCAGATTCAGATGCGCCGAGCCACCTTTGAACCAAGTTTGTCCAAACTCGTCGATGCTCTTGGCAGACTGTATGCTTGGGATATTCCACACGGTGGAATCATGTCCGGATTCAACAAACACCGCTCCGTCTTTCTTCTTGCAATAGAAGCAATCTTCCGATACCTGTTTGACCACGATTTCTGCGTTCTTCTTTACGGCTTGGAAGCACTCCTCATGTTGTGACCTGTACAAATTTTGAGTATATGCAGGGATGTCTTTCACCCAAATGATCTGATTTCGGATTTCGATGCCGTTTTCCGCCAAGGCTCGTTCAATATCAGCTTGGCAATAATAATTATGCCAAATATAAAACCAACAACAGTCTGATGTCACATCATCCATATTTTTGAAGACCTGCAAAATAAAGTCATAAAAGCCGTGCCCCAGATCGTCATTCCGAATCGTGACATTTTTTGTCCGCTCCGACCGGTTGTTTGAATATGACATATTGTACGGAGGGTCGGTAAAAACCATGCACGCTTTCTCTCCGTTCATCAACTTTCTCACATCATCGGGATTCGAACTGTCGCCACACATAACGACATGATTACCGAGCCTATATATTTGTCCTGGCTTGCTCCTTGGTTCTTCCGGAGGCGCCGCATCATAATCATCTTCGACAGCTTCAGCGGGTGTCTCGTCGTCGTTGTCTACAGAGAACCCTAATTGACTCATATCAATATCAAAAATATCGTCCAGCTCGCCGCCAAGAAGATCATAATCCCACTCTGCCAGCTCCCCGACCTTGTTTTCTGCAAGCCTAAAAGCCTTGATCTGTTCCTCTGTGAGATCATCTGCAATTACACACGGCACACTTTCCATTTTGAGCTTTTTCGCCGCTTTTAGCCTTGTATGTCCGCACACGACGTTGTTTTCGCTGTCTATAACAATCGGCACTTTAAACCCGAAATTTTTGATACTGTTTGCTACCGCTTCAACTGCTCCGTCATTCTTCCTCGGATTTTTGGAATACGGTATTAACTCTTCGATGTTCTTATCGACAATCTGCATAATAACCACCTTTAAGATATACGTATATAGCCGCCTTGATTTAGGCGGCTATATAACAAAAAGGAAAGTAAAAAAATGAAATCAGCCGAGCAACGGATTTGAACCGCTTGTAAAGCCTATACTCAGCATATGTGAGCCGCCTGAAAAGAGTCATAAAAAGACGGCTCGTTTAGAAAGGAGGTTCAACCGAAGCGTCCCTTGTTCTTTCGTTCAAGGCAAGTGTGTGACGGAGGTAAGAACTGCCGTCCGTATAAGCCGCCCTCACCTTCCGCCCATTGCCTATATTTTTATTATTACACAAAAAAACGGACAAAACGGACAACTTTTTGTGTTGCCCGCCTTGCCCTTGCTTTTTACTCTTGCGTTTCGCGCCTGATGCTGTCGCAAAGCCGCCTCATTTCATTGTTAAATGCTTCATCAAGCATTTTTTTCGTTCTGCCCTTATTTCGCGCTCCAGCGTCTCCCATTCTGCCTCGTTTGTAACGTACCCCGTTTTGATATTGATATTGCATTTTTACTCTCCCTTTTACTTTAAAAGCCAATATTTTACCCAAAACGGTAAATCGCTTGTTGCTACTCCATAACTAACTATAGCGTCAATAACAAAAACGACAATAGCCAATATAAGCATTATGATAAAGGCGTCAGCGTCCCAATTATCGTTTTTTCTTTTCATTCCTGTGCTCCTCTTTTGTACGGCTCAGCCAGATATTCAACCAATTTTTCCATTTCCGTCATTGTCTTCACCTCTCGTTCTTTTGAATGTACCTGTGGCACATTTTCCTTATGCTCTCTTTTGTGTTTCCGCCGCCTTGCCGCTGCGCTATGTCACTCCACCGCCAACCGCTGACATAATGCAGCCTGAGCATTGTTGAAATATACGGGTCAGCATTTTCGAGATATTCTCGCACTTCCTTCATCTCTCGGCAAAGTTGAGCTACTTCTTTCTGTCTCCATTTTATTTCAGGCGCATCAAGCTCCAATCCCGACAGTATCAGCTTGTCGATTTCGCCTTGTAAAAGCAGCTTTCGCCCTTTATTTTTTCTGTACTGTCGGAATTGGTTGATAGTCAAGTCTTATTCCTCCTTGTCCCGCTCCCATATGTTTGTCATTAGATGCCCGACATCTAAATCATGCTTTACTATTAGATTTTTAAGTGGTTCCAGTTCTTCTTTTGTAATGGGTATGTCACTATGTGCGACAGTACAAGGCGTTACCATCTCTTGACTTTCATCAACATCAAGCTCGCATAAAAATGCCGCATTCGTGATGATATGCCAAATATGCGGCATTCCGCTATCTTCGTCTTTCCCGTGCGGGTCCTTGAGCCATTTGCAGACGTGTCGCATAAGTGCGTCACGGTATCTTTCCGGCTCTACCTGTTTGTAGCTGTCCTTACCGTACTTCTCCGCGCCGTGCGTCATAACAGCGCCGATAGCTTCGATAGCCTCGGCGGGTACGAGCGACAGTCTCAGCTTGCCGCCGTCGTGTTTAAGTCCGTCTGTGATCTTATCCATTGTTTTCTCCTTCCAACAACTCAGGATTGTCGTGGACGTAATCTTCATATCTTTGCTTAACGCAACCCCAATCAAGATTTAATATTTTTGATATTTTATTAAACGATAGCCCCTGAGATTTTAATGCAAAAACAGTTTCAGGAGTTACTTCGGATTTGTATTTAGCACGTTTACCTTTCCTTTTATGGTTAGATATTCTGATTGATTGTTTTTGCTGTTCTGTTATCTTTTTGCCTTTATTGTGCTTGCTTTGATGTATAGAATTAAGTACAACAGCTAAATTATTTTTGCTTGCATTTAATTTGTTGCCGTCTATATGATGAACATAATATTCATACGGTAAAATGCAATTTAACCAGTACATCATCAAAAGCCTGTGGATATGTAATTTGCTCTTGCCTATACTTACAGCAGGATATTCACCATGCATATAAATATGTTTTTCTGATTGAACCGGGTGTGCAGCATACCATAAAACAGCCTTTTCCAATTCCGAATAATCAACCACAACATTACAATCATTTATAAAGGTTATTTTCTTTTGATTTTTAATCATATGCTCCTCCATCATGCACGTTGCCGATGACTTCAATTTTTGTACTGATATAACTCCAAAAGGCAAAGCCTGTATCTCCAACAACAAATCTCGCATTTTCTTTGTCATATGAAATAACATAATTGTCGTAAGTTCCACATACTGCAATACGAACAATGTCGTGTTCAAAAATTTTCTTGCCGTTTTTATCTCTCAAGCCTGTGTACTGTCCGACGGTTTCGGAGATAACTTCGCAACTCTGTACCCCATCAATCCAACCGCCAATGTCTATTCCCCTGCTTAAATTTTCTTGCGTCAAAATATATACATCATTATCGTCTGTGATTAAGTTGCCGTAAACCCACTCGCCTTTATCCAGTGTCTTCCCTCTAAACAAAATCTCTCTCATTCCGCTTCATCCTCTCGTTTTATTATTAGCCAGTCAAAACTATATTTAACCTTCCCTCCCGTATTATAAAGAGCCGAAGGAGATTGTATTCCTAAGCACTTTTTTACGAATGCCAAAAGCCATTCTCTCATTCCGCTTCTCCTTTCAGCTTTTCAATCAAATCCAAATCGCCGCTTAAATATAACTGCATGGCTTCAATTACAATGCAATTAACAATAGTTCCTAAATCCTCATAGGGAACATCGTCTTTTTTGGCATAGGGTCTTTGCCCCGCTGATTTTTGAATCAACATTTGCCGTAGAAAATCAAGATTTTCTTTAAGCAACGGAATATTAGATTTTTGTCCGCAACCAAAGCGTAAAAAGCTAAACATTAATTCAAGTTGTCCTGCGTCCAACTGACTTGTATTTCTTTTTTCGCTCATTCTGTTTCTCCTTTCATTTGGCGTGTTTAAAAAACTCCCCAATGTCAAACCATTTGTCATCAAGAATATTGCCTATTGTCGTAACGAGTGAACCCCAACCGTCAGATTTAATACGGCAATACTTGCCTTTTAAATCCTCCCAATTCGAAACACCAACAACATCCATTATCTTCATCATAGCAACTAAGCCTGTGCCATTTTCAGACTTGAACTCTTTTGCTCCGAGATAGCCATGTCCAATACAATATCCGCCGATACTAACGCCTATTCCGCCGCCTTCAACTGTTATGAAAAAAGTTAAACAGCCGTGGTCAGCCATTGTTAACCTTACATCTTTTATTTTTACGTTTATAATCTCCATTCTCATTCTCCCTCCATCTTTGCACCGCAGTTGGGGCAATAATTAAAATCGCAAATACCGCCCTCAATCACGCCAATCCATCCCCCGCAAATCGAACACATAAAATCACAATGCTGTTCGATATGATGCTCGTTATATTGTTTGTACACATCTTTTGCGTGCCTCACTTTCACAACATCTGCGGCAGGAAGGCGTCTGATATTTTTGGCACAATCATCTGCTGTATTATTCCATCCGTCAAAACAAGCATCAATCGCCGCCTGTCTGCTGATTAAATCATCATTATCCACTTTGCAATACCTCTCTTTCACTCTCACGCGCCGCTCACGCCGTTTTTATCGCTTCAAGGTGAAATTATGCCCCTAAAATTTAAAGGGGTTTAAACGGCATTTGCGGCGATTTTAGACTATGGTTTTTCTTTTAGCTTACTGATAATCTCGCCGCCGTAAGCGTTCTCCGTGAGCTTGATAAACTCATCAACTGTCATTTCACCATTTTCAAGGTCGATTTCGTGCTCTCTTGCGAATTCTCTCCGTCCCATCTCGCACGAGCCTGTTAGGCGATTATGCCACTCAAAGAAATCAGTGACGGGATAACGGTCTGTCCGGTTGTGGTTCTTCCAAAATGCGGCAACTCTGTCCTCTACGGGCATATCGTTCATTGCTTTGGTAAACGCAGCCTCTCGTGCCTCTCTAAGTGTCTTGCCGTGCGCAAAATAATTGTCGTATTTTACCACATAACAGGGTGCGAGAGTCAAGTCGTCACGTAAAATAAATCCTTTTGCGTAACTACCGTGTAACCTCTTAATAATTGTTTGAACGTCATCTATCTCATAAACTGCGTCGCCGCAAAAGTTTTTTATCCCGGAACCGTAACCGTAACCGGAACCGGAACCGTCACCGTAACCGGAACCGGAACCGTAACCGTAACCGTCACCGTCACCGTCACCGGAACCGGAACCGTAACCGGAACCGGAACCGTCACCGTAACCGTAACCGTAACCGTCACCGGAACCGGAACCGTAACCGTAACCGTCACCGTCACCGTCACCGTCACCGGAACCGGAACCGTCACCGTAACCGGAACCGGAACCGGAATTAACAGTTAACGCCCAGTACTCATTTAATTCTTCCATTCCGGCACTCCTTTGATGTTCTTTTCTGCTTCGTCAGTACAAGGAATGACCTCAATCACGCCGAGGATTGTCATTTCAGGCACAGTTACCGTAAACTTACAGTTTTCAGGTTTCTTCACACCCTCAACTGCCATCTGTGACAAACTTGCCGCTCCGTCCCAGTACCACAGGCGGCGAACGTCTGTCATGGTTACTTCACTGCCGTTGCGTTCCTTGATCTTGCCAAAAAATACTCCTGCTCTGTCTGCTCTGATAATGTAGTTTCTGTTGTCCATAGTGTAACTTCCTTTCTCCCCGTAGCCGATAGGACAGCTTTTTATGTTTCGATAAAAATCGCTTTGCCGTCGCTGCAATACCGTTGCTTCAACAGCTTACGCTTTATCACATATTCAGGTGTTTTATAGCCTTTTGTGTCTTCTATAACAAAAATTCCGTCTTTGAAGTAGGTAAAATCCGCTATATACGAGCACCCTCGCTCGTTGGGCATACCTTCATATCTTTGCGCCGGGATTAACTCGTATTTCTGCTGTATTCTCAAGTCTGAGATTGCTCCAGCTCGTTGCAGGAGTCGAAGCTCGTTGCATCTCGCCGCTTCTTTCTTGCTGTCGTGAATGTGTCCGGCTCTGCATCTTGCCTTTTTAGATTTATATTTCATCATAGCATACCTTTCAGCCTATAGTTTTTGTGGATATCCTTAGCAATAGCCATCGCATAGCCCTGCGAACGTTCAAAAATCCTGCTCCCGATCGCCTCGTCTATCAAGATGATTTCCCTAACCGTGAGCTGTGATGATATAATCGTGATTAACCCCTTGTTTTGATATCTCCAGTTCAAAATCTCGAATGCAAGGTTGATATCTCCCGCCGTGATTTTACCGTTCCTGTCCGTGTCGGTCTTGAATAGGTCGTCAATATATAGAACATCTGTCGTTTTGTACTGCCCGATCAGTTCTTGATAGTCATCGTCATTGACTTTCGCTTTCAATCTCGGCACATCTTCACGCCATTGCAGATATCTAACCTCTTTGCCCTGATTCAATAGCAGCTCTCCAACAACTGCCGTGCAGATATGCGTTTTTCCTGCTCCGACCTGTCCGCCATAGTACAGCCAATGCGACATATCGCTTTGCAAGAATTTTTTTGCAAGCTGCATCATTTCTTTCTGGTGCTGAGTTCTGACTTCAAAATTCTCAAAGGTTTTTAGCCTGATCGTGTCTTTCAGACCTGACGCATTAATCAGTCTCACGCTTCGAGCCTTCTTTCTGCGTTGCGGCATACAAGAGCACTCCTTACACGCTATGTTTTTCTGCTCGTCATAATAATAAACAACACCCTTGTTCTTGCAGATGTCACAATTGTCGCCCGTCTTGCTGCCCTGCTCGTTGTTATAGACTTCCACCCAGTCTATATCCTCATATTTTTTACTCGGAATGGAAGGTGCAAGCTCTGTCAACTGCTTCAAGTACTGCGAGATAGTCTTGCTCGTAGGTGTCAACGTGCTCTCGGTGGAGTCCGGGGACTTCGATGTTTCCGTTTCCTGCATTTTTCTCACTTCCTTTCTTTAATGGGTATACCGACTTCCACCCATTTATTGTCGCCTCGTTAAGTATCTGGATTTTCTCACTGTCACTGCTTGCCAGCGTGTCAAGTTTGTGCAAGAGCATTTCAAGCGCCCTATCCGTCATAACACTCTTGTTCGCCTTGCGCTGTTCAACAAATGCTTTGATTGCGTCTATAAGCAACGGATTGTCGGTGTACAAGGAAATAATCTTCTCAGCGCCGTTAGGCGTTTTCTTCCTCTGCACTCTATCTCTATCTCTATCTCTATCTCTTTTCTCTGTCTCTATCTCTAACTCTATCTCTGGTGTAAATTTCCTGTTAGATTTCTTACAAGATTTCTTACAATTTTCTTCCCCGCTCGGAAGTAAGGATTGTTTTTCTTCGGCTATTCTCCTTTGATAGCTTCGTTGCCTGTCCGCTTCACTGCTGCTTTTGCCGATAAAGTTTTGAATATCCGTCATATAGATAACGCCGTTATCAAGAACTTCGATAAGTCCAAGCTGCTCAAACATTCTTAAAGCTTTTTCAACTGTTCCGACTTGATGCCGTGTTAAAGTAGCAAGCATTTCCACATTATACGGTATCAGATTGTTAAACGCAAGTCTACCTTCGTTTTTTAAGCTACGCAAATATAGTTTTAATAAAATATTGCTATACAGATACCCGTCTTTTTGTGATTCAAGCAAGATCATAGTGTCGCTTTCAAAAAAGTTCTCCTTGAGCTTAAGATAGTAGTATTTTTTGTTATCCGCCATTTTGTTCACCTCATAAACAAAAAAGCACCCTGCAATGGGCGTGTCGGCACCCATTGCAAAATGCTTGTGGTTGATACAATATTCTGTTGTTGTTGACACGACACCGACATACCGTATCAACCAATTTTATTATACCATAAGCAGAGCAGGAATTCAAGTGCTTTCGGAAAGTTCAGATAGATATTTCGCCCACTGTTCAGCCATAGCGCGGGCGATTCCGGGGAAGGTTTTACTTCTAACCTTTGCTGCACCGCCCGCTCTCGAAACGCCTGCTTTGTCTTTGTTGCCTTTATTCGCACTTGTTCCACATGACACATACGGCTTGTAATTGGTCACAATTTTAGTAGCTTTCAACTCAGGTAACCCCCTTAACCATAAACACGTTTTTTTGCTAAACGGTTCTCCAAATTGATACGGCTGTATAATTTGGTCGTATTTCGGCAGCTCAAACACCTTTGACGCTATCGGATTTTCAACTGCTATGTGCTCACAATCAGCACAAAGAAATTGCATGAAAAAATGTTTTGCTTTCAAGCCCTTTTCATATCGCTCTTGATTCAATTCTCCCTTTCGCGGGTAAAGTCTGCAAGCACCCGCGTTTGAAAGGTAAGTACAAGGCGGGTGAGCTATGATTAAATCCCATTTTTGAAAATGGTGTTTCTCACCGTCCATTGTGTAAAATGTAATCCCGAAGGTTAACGGATGAACATCATCGAATAAATCAATTGTTGTGGTCGGATTCAGATATTTAGTGACATCCCCTTTAATATGCCACTCTGGGTGACCGCCGCTCGGCTCTTGTATGTCGCATGAATACGCTTCATGTCCGAGCTCCCTAAAAGCTGCACATACTCGTTGTGACTCCTCACAAGCGATTAAAACTCTGAGCTTCTTCACTTCAAATCCTCCTCGTGTGCTATTAGTTCCTTGATCGCCGCCTTAGCTTCTTCGATCAATTCCGCAGTTGTCCATTTCTTGCCGTCCTTGTGGTTGCTGAAAATCTCGCCCGCTATAAAATCATCATCTGTGTTGTATAGCCAGCCTACATAAAATCCGTAACGAAGCTCTTTCTCACCTGTGTCCAGAAATTCACAAGCATATCCCCAACCGCCGTGAACTCTAACAGTTCGATTAAGCTTCACTATTGTATCAATACCACTGTCTGAGTATTGATACCAGACTCGGCTCGGTAAATCAATGTAAACTGCAGGATATATCGAATGCGACATCACGATATATCTATACTCTCCATGTGTCCCTTCTGCTAAGATTTCCCGTTTCTGCGAAATCAGATTTTCATCGTATCTGTAAACCATTTCTTTCATACTATTAATCTTCATCTCCCCATACCAACATTTCATTCACAGCTCTGGTATAAAAATTGCGGTCGATTTCAAACCCGTATGAATTGCGCCCCAGTTCGTGAGCGGCGTAAAGTGTTGAACCTGATCCGCAGCACGGATCAATTACAACATCGCCGGGATCTGTAAATGTTTCTATGAGCCGTTTTAGAACTGCAACGGGCTTTTGTGTTGGGTGAATTTTTGGGATTTCTTTCCCGTCTCTCTCCCACTTGAACCAATCAAATACCATATGCCCAGTACCACGAATATTTCTTCCATTCTCGTCTACCTTTAGCCCGTTGCGAAACTTCGGCAGCCTGTCACGATAGAACAGCAATGCGTGTTCTGTTGCGCCGACCACTCGCATATTCGCTTTGAGCACTTGGGGGCTATAGTTTTTTATAAAATACAATGGTATGTATTTTGTAAAACCGTGTTTTTTAGCCGCCTGAATAAGTATATGCATTTGTTCAAAGCTGCAAAATACAATCATACAAGGGCTATCAGACGACCTCCCTCTCCTCACCGGTTTTGTGTCTTCCCTTTTCATCATTCGAGAACAGAAATGGAAATATTCATACAGATTAAAATTATAATCCGAATTAAAAGCTGCCTTTTTCGCAAGCTTGCTTTCTCCGTTTTTTCTCTCGCCTCCGTTGTACCACATAGGATTACTGCCATAGAAGTTATCACCGACATTATACGGCACGTCTGCAATAATTAACTGTGCTTTCGGTATATTATATCGCTTGTAGTTTTGCATCGAGTCTCTAAAAATTTCGCATTTTAGTTCCAATTAAAAACACCTCTCTTTTAGCTCAGAACGCCGTCTGAGCGGTTTTTATTCAAAAGACGTGAAATTATACTCTTGGAAACAAAACCGCTCTAAAGGGCGTTTACAGCCGTTTAAACACTATCACTCAATACCAACGACTTTATATCTGCCGTAACCGCTCGTTCTTCCGCTGCCGATACCCAAGCCGAAGCCCGCAAGATTGATAATATTAACGATCTGCTCCAACGAATACACGTGCTCCGTGTAGTCAATTCTGAATGTTGCCTTCCACCCTGAAAAGTGTGACAGTCTAACCGTAACAGGCGCGCCCTTTTTCGGCGACATCAAACGCTCGTCAAGACTCCACTCCGTAAACGTCACGGGAACAAGTCCACGCTCAGCAACGACATTCACAGCATTGTCAAACTTTGTCTTGTATTTATCGATTTCGTTTCTCACAACAGCATCTCCGAAAGACTTCTTTAACCCAAACGCCGTGATACAGGGTGCATTGCTCTTGAGCAACTCTCGGAATAACTCTTCGCTGCACTCCGTGTAGGTGTCCTTTGTCGGCAGCGTATCGCGCCAATGGATAGCCGTGATGATATCCTCCCACGCATTCGGCACTTCACGGACTTTCTTTCTGTCCTCGGCGATAAGCGAGCGTGTGTTTCGTGCATTCATCTTGTTTAAAACAAGATCGGTTGTTCCCTCGATTGTAACGTAAGCCGTCTTTGTGAGACCTTCAAGGTTCGTAAGCTTAATAACATTCTGTTCTTTCATTGTTTTTACTCCTTTTTGTTTTGATTGGTGCATAAGCACGGGTAAAGGCGTGATACTGTTTTGTTCTGTGATGTACTGTTATGTACTGTTTTGTTCTGTTTTGTCCTACAAGACGTTTTCACGCCCTTGCCCGTGCTTATGCTGTGGTGTTCTGTAGTGTTTTGTAGTGTAGTGTAATGTTTTGTCGTATCCTGAGCTGTTTTGTACTGTCTTTCTGCTCATTACAAGCATTCCCAAGGGATTTATACTGTATTGTTTTGTCGTGTTTTGTTCTGCATTGTGTTTTTTTGTGTTATTCTGTTCTGGATGAGGATATATAAATCCCTCGGGAATGCTTGTAATGTTCTGTAATATTTTGTACTGTCGTGTGTTTTTCTATTTTGTTGTGCTTTGTAATATTATGTACTGTGCTTGCCAACCGGCACAAGTAAGAGCTTGAATTGTTTTGTTTTGTAATGTTATGTCGTGTCTTATCCTGCCCTGTTTTGTGTTGTCGTGTATTGTTCTGCTATTTATTCAAGGTTTGGTTATCCAAGCCCTTACCTGTACCGGCTGGCAATAAGATTATGGTATCAACTCAAATATGTCCTTCAATTCCTTGAGCATTTTGTATTTCTGTTTAAACTGCGCCAACTCACGATAAGCACGGTTTAGAAGTGCCTTGTATTCGTCCGGCTCTTGCATAATCAGAGAGATCGGCTTGTAACCTTCGTTCGCTGTTGTTTTGAACATTAAGCGGACAGGCTCTTGTATGCCTTTTTTCTCTTGCTCTACCACGACAAGGTTACACATAAGCTGCCGCGCCTGATATATGCGGTATTTCTCCGCCGCGATATTGTCCCGCCATTCAAAGCACTTGTGCAGCTCCGTCTTTTCGTCCTTTGCCTTTTCGACTACCGCAGACGGCTCAACGCTTTCACCAAGCGTTAAAATCTCGTCAGCGACTTTCTGCGCGTCTGCCTTGTACAAGCCTTGCACTTTCCATCTTGATACTATCATAGCCCACCTCAGAACGGTAAATCTTCGTCTGCGGGCGATGATTCCGAATGAATATTATCAACTGTTGCCGCCGCTGCGCTCTGATTTGTCACGCTGCCTTTATCTCCGCAAAAATGCGCCTTATCTACAAGCACATCGGTAGTATACACCTTTGCGCCGTCTTTATTCGTAAAGCTGCCCGTCTGGATTGAACCTTGAACGGCGATCATTTTGCCTTTGCTAAAGTAACGCTCGATAAACTCCGCCGTCTGTCTCCAAGCCACGCAGTTAATAAAATCCGTCTTCTTATCCTCTCCCTTTGAATACCTGTCAACAGCCACCGTAAAGCGGCAGTAATTTAAGCCGCTGTTTGTCGTCCTCAATTCAGGATCAGCTGTCAACCGTCCCATTAAAATAACGCTATTCATTCTTGTTTTCCTCCTTGTCGATATGCCCGTGCATATAAATAAATTCGCTCTTCGATCCCGCGTTTGCCGCTATAAAATCATCACATTTCTGTTTGCTGAGATGATTCTTTAACACGTTGTATTCGTACGGGAAAATTCCTGCTTCTTCCTTCGCCCTTATGCGCTCTTGAATTTCTTCATCTTCATAATTTGCTTCGACCATGTATAAATCGTAATTCGGAGCGGTAATGCCGATTAAATTGTTCGTGTCCGTCGCATAAAATAGCTTTTCCCCGTCGATGTAGATTTTGTACCCACAATTTGGGACATTGTGGCATAGCAAAAATGCTTGAATTTTCAAGTTGTCTCCGTAGCTGTTAATCAGATTGGGTGTATAAACATCAATTCTCCATTTCTGTACGCCCAATTCAATTAACGATTTTACAAGCCACTTGCAGCACCCAAACCGGAGAGTAGGTCGCATTTTCGCAAGTTTTTTTATCGTCGATGGGTAAAAATGATCGCCGTGTATGTGTGTTAGAAGCACAAGCTGCAAGCCACTTACATAATGCGATAGTTGCTTATAATTCACGCCGCAGTCAATGAGCAAGCGGTCATTTATCACAACCGCATTGCCCTTGCTGCCCGTTGAGATGATGTTATAGGTCATCTATATTCACGGCTTTCGGTGTTTCCTGCTTCTTCGGTTCTTCCGTTGTTGGTACTTCCTGCGGCTCGTCTTCGGGAAGCTGTTCAACCTCAAACGCGCCGTTGGAAACATCTGTAACGGCGTTATCGAAAGTGAACGCCTGCTGCATATCAACGGACATAATGCCCCACTTAGATATAATCTGTCGAAGCATCGTTTTCTTTGCCATACCGTCGAAGTCCTTGTACCAAAACGAGCTATAAAGCCACTCGTCACCCTTGTCATAGCGTCCCGCTTCGTAGTCTTCAAATGATACTTTCGGATATTTTCCTTTCGTTGCATTCAGGCTGAACGCTGGGCTGTAACGGTCTGCGTGTCTTAACATCTGCTTTTTGCTCCAATAGATAGTCTTCTTGAAGCCGTTCGTGTACTCGAACATAGCATAATAGCCGATGGTTTTTGCCGCCTCTCGCTCGTCTACATCCTGTATGGGATTAAGCACAATTTCCTCATCAAAGGGATTGAAAGATACAAGCTCTCCCTCTTTGATTTCCATCACATTGATTTTCTTGTAATTCCCCGATCTGATTGCGAGCTGTAAGTAGCCTTTATAACCCAGAATGAACTGCGCTTCGGTCGTTCCAGCTTTTTTGTTCTTAAACGGAACAAGGTAGTACTGCCCGAGCTGCGGCGAGTGTGCTAAATTCAAGCTCTCGGCAAGAAGCGAACCGCTAAGAATTGTCCTTGCTTCGCACTCCTGCAATGCCGGATTTGTCGCCACCGCCGACATAATCGCCGCTGTGTAGCGTTCCGCTTTCTTCGGGTCGCCGAGTGTCTGCCTGATTAAGTCTTGATATACCGATGACTTAATCACCATTGAAAACTTCGGCTTCTGTGCTGCTAACTGATTTGCCATGATTTAACCTCCTGTAAATTCAATGTTGTTTTCTATCATAAAGGCTTTAAGTGCCTTTAATTGCTTGATCGTACCCGTAACCGTGAACGACATTGTAAATGTTTCCTCAATTTCGGTCGGTTCTTCAACCGTCGGTGGGGCAATCATTTCAACACGTTCCGTCACTTCCTGCTTGACTTCTTCCTCCGCTGCCTTGCGCTCTGCCTCAGCTTTCGCCCTTTCAATCTCAGCACGGCGATTTTTAACGATCGTCTGCGCTTGCGCGAGGCTAAGCGTTTTCTTGTACTCGGCGAAGACCTCGGGATCTTCAATAG